ATGAGAATCGCGGTAGCAGGAACGGGATATGTCGGATTATCTTTAGCAGTGCTTTTGGCACAGCATAATGAGGTAGTTGCCGTAGACATTATTCCGGAAAAAGTAGAAAAAATAAATAAAAGAATTAGTCCAATACAAGATGACTACATAGAAAAATATCTTTTAGAAGCTAAAGAAGGAATAAGACGACTTGACTTGGTAGCAACAATAGACGGGGCAAAGGCTTATAAAGAAGCTGATTATGTAATTATAGCTGCACCGACAAATTATGATCCGCAGAAGAACTTTTTTGATTGTTCAGCAGTGGAAAGCGTTATTGAGTTGGTTCTTGCTTCTTCAGATAAGGCTGTAATGGTTATAAAATCAACGATACCGGTTGGATATACTGAAAAAGTAAGGGAAAAGTATAAAACAGATAGGATTCTATTCAGCCCGGAATTTTTAAGAGAATCTAAAGCTCTTTATGACAATCTGTATCCGAGCAGAATTATTGTAGGTTGTGATGAGGGGACTAGAGAGAAGGCAGAGATTTTCGCCAAGTTACTTCAAGAGGGGGCAGAGAAACCCAATATAGATACATTGTTTATGGGGTATACAGAAGCGGAAGCAGTTAAGCTTTTTGCGAATACGTATTTAGCTCTTCGTGTGTCATATTTCAACGAACTTGACACCTATGCTGAAATGAAAGGTCTCAGTACACAGGATATAATTAATGGCGTGTGCCTGGATCCGCGTATTGGAAGCCACTACAATAACCCAAGCTTCGGATATGGCGGATATTGCCTGCCTAAAGATACGAAGCAGCTTCTAGCCAATTATCAGGATGTTCCAGAGAACTTGATAGAAGCTATTGTAGAGAGTAATAGGACAAGAAAAGACTTCATAGCAGACCGTGTACTCGACAAGGCCGGATATTATAGTTACTCGGAAAACTCCATGTGGAATGCTGAAAAGGAACGACCAATTACAATCGGAGTTTATAGGCTCACGATGAAAGCAAATAGTGATAATTTCCGTCAAAGCAGCATTCAAGGCGTTATGAAACGTATCAAGGCAAAAGGTGCTACAGTGATTATTTACGAACCAACCTTACCTGATGGAACAACGTTCTTTGGAAGCTTGGTTGTAAATGATATTGAGAAGTTTAAAAGTGGATCCGATGCCATAATAGCAAATCGTTATGATAGTGTTTTGGATGATGTTCAGGAAAAAGTTTATACAAGAGATCTTTTTAGAAGAGACTGATTTTGGGCGGAAGCGTATGATTATGCGTTTCCGTCAAGGTTAATTTGTGTTAATTGACATGTGTTAAATGACATGATATTCTATTTTTTGGGGTTGGTAGAATGAAGAGACAAGAGCCATCAAAAGAATACATTGATTATATTTGCAACCTATATAGTGATATCTACGATGACCGCATAGAAGATTGTAAACCGCCTGCAGCCGGTGATGATTTCCGAAATCCGGGTGAGGATTGGAAACCTGGACAGATTGCTGATCATAAGAGCCTTATTGTCTTTCAGAAAGAATTGAAGGCTATGGGAATTTCTTTATCTACTTCAAAGATTCGCAAGATCTTGATCACCGGGAACTGTTGGACTACAGAGAGAAGCAGAAAGATATCTAAACTGTTTGAAATCTATACCGCCCCAAAGGCAGAAGGCGGTAAAGGTATGCCCAGCGATGCTGCAGTAAAGAGAATAGCTGAGGAACTGGAAGTCAGCGTAGTAACAGTCAATGTGAATCTGCCATATCAGAATGTGGTGTATAATTTGGAGAACCGCAGCAGCAATGCGGTACGGTGTGCAAGATATAAGGAACGAAAGAAAAAGAGAATAGCTGAGCAGAAGTAGAGTGGGGGACCATTACTGGTTATCCCGCTCTATTGCTTCATCGATCGCCCGGTTGATGAAGGCGGATGTACTTTCGCCTTGATCCTGGGCGTGTTTTTTTACCATCTCATGTCGTTCCGGATCCATGCGTACCTTTACTTCGTGGAATTTGGCATTATACTTTTCATTTGCTCTTTTCCGTGCCGGAGTATAGCCGGCGTATGAACTTTGCTTTTTCTCAGCCATCAGAAGAATACCTCTCTTTGCACATGTTTCTCTATTTGCTACTATAGCATATTTCCTCACATGGGACAATGTAAAAATCTTCTTGACGTACACGGGACAATGTACTATAATCAAAATCCAAGAAACATAGTACCTCAGTACGAACGGAAGGAGACAGATTTTATGAGAAAACAGAAAGATCTCAGAAAACTTAAGGTCTACTCTCAGAGTGGCTACAACTACAAAGATACTCCGACGATTCTGCTCAAAGGCCAGTGGTTGAAGGATCTTGGCTTTGACAGCAATACGCCGATTGCGGTGCAGTGTGAGAATGGGAAGATCACGATTGTTCCCAGAGAACCGGAGAAGGAAGTGATCGTTACCACAGTTACCCGGAACGGCGTATGCATGGTGGCTGAAGAACGTGTGGTGTACAGATGATTGGGAGAGAGCGGTGAAACCGGTAGCAAGATAACCGGAATCACCGCTTTTCTTTTACCTGTAGAACAGTTCTTTGGCTTTGGCATGAGCCTCCGCGACTTTCTTATATGCCTGGCTCTGTGAGAGGTTCAGTTTCTTAACGATATCCTTGCGCTCATAGCCTTCACGGATCAGGTCGAGTACTATCCCGTAAACAGGATCTTCCGCACGTACTTCCTCGATCAGCTGATCAATGGCAATGCGAAGAAGCGTTGTTTCTTCCAGCGACGGTGATGCTCCGGGTTCGAATCTTTTCGGATTATCATCGTCTTCATTCCATTCTGTAAGCTCTTCATAGGACAGATCATTATTATAATGCACCTGTTCCTTGATATACTCACGGACTTCATTCCAGAATAAGCTCATCAGAGCATCCTTCTGCTCAATACGGGCTGGCGTAAATGCGACTGTGATTTTCTGTCCGCCAACGCGCCACGTCTCCATATTGTTCTTATCCATGTTGTAAGTTCTGACCATTTCCCATTCTGAAATGAAAATCGGGATCATGGTTTCGCCTTCCTTAAGAGGCTGATTGTTGTATGACTTACGGTCATCGTAATTTGCCATCGTGAATACCTCCGTTCATGGCTGGAGGTAATCCACCTGACAATATTTCGTTTTGTGGTCTGCACTGCGCCGATCATAATGGATTCCTCCGTTGTGATTGGCCAGTTGCCCTATAGACTGGACCGAGTTACGTGTTACTCCCATCAGTTAGCTTTCGGGCGCTGACTTGATCATGGTCAGCTGACCACCTGATGAGAATCAATGTGATTTTTTATTTGCGTTCACAGAACATATATTAGCGAAAACAACAAGAAGATTGAAAAACGCTAAAATCTGTGATAAAATTGCAAATGATTATATGTATCACATTTGATTGCTTATATTGTAGCGAGAAAGCTTATTTTGGTCGAAATTACGTTTGACCGTGGTTTGACCAAAAAGGTCAAAGGAGGATAGCCGGCTTTGTACTTTCATGAGATAGCACAGGAATTAAAACTTCATATGGATCCAGATGGGCGTGCCGGCGAGTTCGTGAAGCGGCTGGTTAGAGATTCCCTCCGGGATCCGATGAATGAAGAAGAACAAGAGGCTGAGTGGCTTCATGAATACAATCCGATGGAGAAGAATATCTCTATCAACATGCTGGATCAGATATTTGAAGGCGATAAGAACAAATGGATTTCCAAAGATCGGGCGGGCAGAATTTGCAGCTTGTATGATGGAATTGATTTGGCCGATCAGGTGGACAGACTATATGATGGCGCTAAAGAACATCTCCAGAAGTTCCTGTGGAAAAAAGGGCTTGATGTAAAGACGGAAGAACTTGGATCTGCAGTACAGGACATTTTTGATCAGATCTACCATGGCCTTGCCAAAGGTATTCATGATGTTGATATAACGCTTACTATCCATGAACCGAGGCCGAGCATAAAAAATCTCGCAGGAGACAGAATCTACTGCGAGGATGGAAAACTGTATATTGACGGCGATGTTATTGAATTACCCATCAGGCTTAGTGACGCCCAGATATATGAGTTTGAAGCTGGCTATATCTCAGCTCTTTGTGATGCTTATGCGGAAGTTCTTGTTAGGGATAAGGTATCTGTAGATGACATCCCTTCGCTTCCTAAAAAGTACCAGCAAAACTTTTATGATCAGCGCAAGGCTTATCTCAGTGCAGAGAGCATTCAGCGGTCTATCAGTGAAGTATACGAAGATGGTGAAAACCAGTTTGACATCCTGAAGGAAGATGCCTTTGGCGGCATCAAGACTACATATTATGATGATTATGATAACGGGTATCGCCGGCTGCTGGAGGTGTTGAAAAAGATATCTGATGTACAGCTGGAGAAGTCAAAGCTTATGCTCATTAAGAACCTTATAGGAAATCTTGAAAGGCTTGGAATCGTTCACATCCTTGTGAATGACAAGACGATGGTGTCGTGGGTGGATCCATATGCGGAATAATGTATTCAATACACCTTTCGAAAACATGCTTCGAATCCTACTTCTGAGCAATACATTGAAGAAACCGGCAAATGTGGACCGACTTGCTGCACTTGATTTTATCTGTATTTTCGGTAAAAAATGCAAAGTGCTTGATAAGAACCTGCATGGCAATAATGAGTTCGGTTTTTCTGAGTTTACAACCAAGAGAGAACGAATTAAGGAAGCCATGAAGATTGCTGTTAAAAATGATTTCCTGGAGGTGGAGAGAAGCGAAGACGGATTTGTGTATAGTATCAGCGAAAGAGGCAGGGCCGTTGTAAGGTCTTTGGAATCGCCTTATGCACACGATTATACCGTCGGGGCAAAGATAGTATGCAATCGTTTCTCTTCGTTTACAGACGATGGAATATTAAAATATATCAGTGATTTGTCTACTGAGGCAAAGGAGGGCTGAGCGTGCAGACTTTTATGATTAAGAAGCTCCGCGTTTCCGGAGCCGGTAAAATTGATGGCGTTGTTGAGTTTACAGATGGGCTTAATCTGATCCAGGGAAGATCCAATACAGGAAAGACCTGGATACTTAGGTGTATCAATTATCTGTTTGGAAATGACCGGAGACCATATACACCTGCAACAGGATATACAGAAGTCGAGGGAGTTTTCAAAACAGAACGTTATGGAGAGATTACGTTCACCCGCGAACTGGACAGCCCATTTGTGCATGTGACATCGGATAATGATCAGGTACAGAATGGTGATTATGCGACAGACTACCAGACGAGCAGTATCTTGTATCTGAATGACCTGTGGATGAATATCATTGGCCTGGAGAAAGTTGTGGAAGTGCCAAAGAGTGCACGCTACGCAAGAGAAAGGATGTCCTGGAGAAATCTGGCAGGTGTCTTTTATGTGGACGAAGACGAGATATCCAAGTCCGCATCAATTATTATTAAGGACAGCACATATGAAGACACGCCGCTCCTTGCATCGCTTTATTTCCTGCTTACCGGAGACTATAAGGAGGGGGTTCCGGAAATACTTGATCCCAAGAAGGCTACGGCAAGGAAACAGGGTATTCTTGAATTTATAGAGGAGAGGGCTGAGGCACTAAGAAATCAAAGAACAGATTATATTATGCAGCTGGAGCAGCTTTCCGGTGCTGATATTGAAAAAGAAATGCAAGATATCACCGAGCAGATCCGAGATACAAAACAGGAGATTGATGAACTTGTTGAAGAGAACAAATCTATCGCTCAGCAACTTTCAGAATATCAGCAGAAGGATGCAAAATGTAGGATATTGATCGAGCGATATGAGACTTTGATCAGCCAGTATAAAGCGGATCTTCAGAGACTGGACTTTATTGCAAAGGGAGAAAAGGCTGTTCAGGGTATGCCTTCAAATAACGTTTGTCCGTTCTGCGGTGGGGACCTGCATCAGGAAGAGGATGATAGTTATATGGAGGCGATCCATGCTGAAATTCGTAGGATCGCTTCTGAACTTACTGTCATTGCAGCTACCGTTAAAAGTGTGCAGGAAGAGCGGGATGAAATACAGTACCGTATTGATGATCTGTATGAACGAAGGGCATCGGTAAATGGCGTTCTGGAACAAAAACAGCTTGTGATACAAGATTATAGCCAAAGCTTCCAGAGGTATAGGGATTATAATTCGCTTCAAACAGGAATACGTTTTGTGAATGAGCAGTTGGAGGCTCTGGGTAAGAAGAAAGTAGCAGAACTGGAGAAGAAAAAGAATCCGCCGCTTTATCATCCCAAGGATGAGTTCAAGGAACTTGTGGGATTGGATTTCACTACGTCCCTCAACAAAATCCTAAAAGAGTGTAATTACATGCTCGGCGGCTATGCCAGCTGGGATTTCAAGAACTTCGACATACTTATTGACAATGAACCGAAGTCCGAAGACCAGGGACAGGGTTACAGATCTTTCCTGAATTCTGTTGTAGCTATGATGATCTACGAATACTTTAATCGTGAGGATGCATTCATCAAACCTGGCTTCATGATGATAGATACGCCGTTGCTTGGGTTGGATGAGGATGAAGAAGGACTCAAAGTGGATACAATCAGGAACGGTATTTATGAATATTTGCTTGGACATCAGGGGAGGGGACAGATTATAGTAGTAGACAATTTGAATGCGGTTCCGGATATCGATTTTAAACAAAGAGGTATCAATGTTGTAACTTATCATAAAAACGAGAGAGATGGTCATATCTATGGATTTATGCCAAGCTGGAGAAAGGATATTCCTAAGGAGGCACGATGAAACTATCATATAAGAAATTATGGATAATGCTTGTTGAAAGAGACCTTAAGAGAACAGCATTTGCAAAGAAAGCGAAGATAAGCTCGGCTTCGCTGGCAAAACTGGGTAAAGGAGCTAATGTAACAACTGATATCCTGGTAAAAATCTGTGAAGAGCTGAAATGTGATATTTCAGATATCTGTGAGATTGTGCCAGATGATGTGGCAGAAGAAAAAGATAAGGATACTGACTAATAAGAAAGAGGCGGCTTCCATTTTCGGGAGCCGCTTTAAAAATATTCTCGGATTCAGTCTTTGCGGTAAAATTGCATGGTTCCTCCATCAGCGCTGAGATTGATTCCAGACAGCCAAGGCGGCGTTCTGCTCATCTGGCTGCAGATTGCCTCAAGGCTGATGTCTTTACTGCATTCGATGATCAGTTCATCATGTACATGGCCGCAGATGAAGCAATGGGAGAGCGTTCGCATGGCGTAGCAGAGGATATCTCTGGATATTGCCTGAACAATGTTTTCAACAAACTTCGGACCGTAGGATTCGATGCGCTCCCATTTCTTGGTGGATCCTACGCCTTCATAGGTGACGGACTGACCGCCGAACTGGTTCTCTCCGATACGAGGCTTCACATAGCTTAAGGTTCTGCCGGATGGAAGCCTGATGAAAAGCATTCCACTCTTATATGTGAAGCGGATTCCTTTTACGCTGGTGGGAATGCGCTGCATGATGGCAGTTTTTACGGCATTGTCAACGTCCCACCAAAACTGTACGATGTTTGGATTAGAGTTTCTCCAGGCGGATACGAGTGGTTGAAGTTCTTCTTCTGTGAGTCCCATTTCGAGTGCTCCCATTGACTTCAGGGCACCGACAGAACCACCATAACCAAGAGCTAATTCTGCGATTTTTCCTTTCTGTCGGAGATGTCCGTTGATACCGTGTTTTTCTACCGGAACGCCGAACATTTCTGAAGCGGATGCGCAATAGATATCACCGTTATTGGAAAAGACATCAATGCGCCATCCTTCCTGAGCAAGGAAGGACAGGACTCTTGCTTCGATGGCAGAGAAGTCACTGACAACGAACTGGTATCCAGGCTTTGGAATGAAGGCGGTTCTGATCAGCTGAGAGAGTGTATCCGGTACATCATCATAGAGCATGCTCATTGTATCGTAATCGCCGGTTTCAACCAGCTGCCTTGCTTCTGAGAGATCAGCCATATGATTCTGCGGCAGATTCTGCAATTGTATGATACGGCCTGCCCATCTGCCTGATCGATTAGCACCGTAGAATTGAAACATGCCTCTGGCTCTGCCGTCTTTGCAGATTGCATTCTGCATGGCCTGATATTTCTTTACGGATGATTTGGAGAGCTGCTGTCTCAGCTTCAGGACATCCGCTACATCAGAAGGAACCGTCTGCAGGAGTTCCCTGATTGCTTTCTTATCCAGTGAATCAGACTGGATCCCATTGCGCTGCAGCCAGTCCTGCATCTGCATAACTGAGTTTGGGTTTTCAAGCCCGGTCTTTTCTTTCATTTCCTCTGCAATAGCAGTCTTACTGATTTCATCAAATCGGATTGCATTCTCCACAAGCGGAAGGTCGATTGCAATTCCTCTGTCGTTGATTTCCTGATCAAGATGATATTCCTCCCACACAGCTTCCGGTACCGGGAACTTGGAGAGCCTTTGCTTGATGGCAAGTTCCACTTCTACGTCTCTTTTGTTGTAGGTCTTAAACAGTTCCCATTTCTCCGGAGCGTGTTCTGGCAGGTTTCTGGTTCTGCCTCCATTTGCTTTTGTAGGTTTGCAAGGTGTGCAGAAGTACCGGATCAGATCTTTGCCTTCTTTGAGCTTTTGATCTTTCAACTTCAGGACAGCCCCGACGTTTTCAAGTGATAAGGGAAGTCCCATATATGCTGACCAAATCATGGAACAGCGCCAGGAAGCAGGATCCAGATAATTTCCTACAGTATCTTCCGGTATGCTGTAGCTGGAAAAGTGATCCGGAAAGTTCCTCCGAAGCCACCATGAAAGGCAGATTCTCTCGAAGGTGGCATTGAATGCCCATTTGGTAACTGATTCATCGGTCAGAGCATCCAGGATGAGTTTTGGGATTTTATCGCCACAAGCAAGATCATAGACAGTGACCGGACCATTGTTTACAGAGACTGCAAACAGCAGAATCTCGAAGTTTTCTGACTCAGCGTATTTATAAACTCCGCATTTTTTAATATCAACATCGGAATAGGTTTCCAGGTCAATTGATAATTCTCTGATTGTTTCCATGAATAACCTCCGTTTCGTAAAAATGGCGGCAGGTTTTACGCCCGCCGCCTATATCTCATTCTGCCGGTACAGATTCGTTTTCCTGTTTATATTTCACAAGGCTGTATCCGATGTCGGCAAGTGATTTTCTGACTTCTTCTTCCCATTCGGGTTCCTCATCAGGGTTTGCAGTATTATAGCGGTTGATGACAGGATGTCCACACCAATTGTTATCCTGAAGGCTTTCTACGTATTCTTGCAGCATACGGTATTCATTCCAGAGGATGATTTCCGGAGCTCCATATTCAAGCAGTTTCCTGTAACGGTCGTTTCTCATACTTACGCGATTCAGGAGAAAGAGAATATCATAGAGAGTATCAAAGTCCTCTGCTTCTACAACAATGTCATCTATTTCAATATCCGTAATGGAGACATCCGGGAACCCTAGAGACTGGCGATAATAACATACAGCTTCAGAACCGTACAGATAGAATTTCGGTAGTTTTTCTTTAGGGCGCTGTTTGCGGCTTAATGTGATGAAATGCATACCGTCGCTCCCGGGTACGAGTAATTTACGGTTAGAAAGTAGATCAAGGGCAATTTCCTTTTGCGAGAGCGTCATATCATCCAGAGAGTTTCTGAGTACAATGGGCTTAAACAGTGTTATATTTTTCATGAGTGTGCTTCTCCTTTTGTTAAAATGTCGGGCGGCAGCAGGGTCATTCCTTGTTGCCGCCCTTTTGTCGTTATTCCACAGCTTTCTTAGTCAAGAAAATCCTCATCGCCTTCATCTTCATCTGCGAAATCATCTGCGGCTCTGGTCATGCCGCCAAGAGGTTCTCCGTCGGAAATCTTCTGCAGATTGTTAAGGCCGCAGGCAATGCCTTTATTGCCATTCGTGTTGAAGGCATACATGTTGATGCTGGCTCTGCCGTATACGCCGGAGTAGACCTCAGCGCGGTCGATGATCGGGTTGCGGTCGGCATCCACGATTCCCGGAGGATTAGTGGAGTTGGCATTGATGAAGTATGCATTGGCATAAGCCTCATCATCGGGACGTTCCAGATCTCCGTCACGGAGCGGTGTCTTCAGGACGGAGAGGGAAGGAACTGTCTTCCCGTTTCCCTTCAGCTTGCTCTGGCCTTCCTCATAGGCTGCCTGGATGGCGGCCTTGACTTTCTCAATTGTCTTCTTATCCGACTTCGGGATGATCAGACTGACGCTGTACTTTGGAGTGCCGCCGTTGATGGCTTTCGGCTCAAAGACGTTGGCATAGCTCCAGCGGGTGGTCGGTCCTGTGATAACTTTGGTAGGGTTCATGATCTTAGACATATTATTTTTCCTCTCTTTCATTTTTATCGTTTGAATCAATGTCTTTAAAATCTTCTGCTGCGGTATTCATCGCAGGTCTTTTATCTGTTTCCGGTACGAGTGTCGGTTTTCCGGGCGGTTTCTGAATCAGCCCACCGAGCAGTTCTTCAAACTTCTTCTTTCCGAGAAGCGTAGTCATGGCTGTGATGCCAAGCAGCTTCTTTTCATACGGATCGAATCCGTTCTCTTCTACAACAGCAGCGACGGCTGCTTCATCTGTAAATTTTCTGTTGGATTTTCCTTCTACAACTTTCCAACCTTCGTAGGTAACGCCGGACTGGGCCTGCTTTAAAGCGTATTCCTTGATATCATTCGCCCAGGCTACAAGAGCATCCACCTTGCCAAGGATGGCAGAAATCTCTGTTTCTTCCAGGGTGTCCGGCATGGCGAAATCATATTTGGCAAGCTCCAGGTTGTATTCCGCACGCTTGCGGCAGGTGGCTTTCACTGCACAGAACTGGCAGTGATCACCGGCTTTGAATTCGCCTTCGCCCTTCATGGCAAGTTCTGCTGTAGGCTTCAGAACTGTATCAGCCCAGGAAAGCAATTCCTCTTTTGTAAGGGTACAGGTACTGATGTTGTCCCGACGGGGCTGGAAGATCGTCATCTGAATCCGTTCAATATCATAGATGCCGTCAAATACTTCCAGAGCGCCCAGCGCGTAGCACATCATCTGACTGTTATGATCCGCCGCTACCAGAACACCGACACCATGTTTATAATCGATAATCTGAAGCTCTTCATCGGCTACGATGACACAGTCACCGGTACCGAATCCATCTTTTACCCATCTTGAAAAGTCAAGCCTCTGTTCAATGCAGACCACAGGGTCGGAGCAGTAGGACTTGGCTTTTTCTATTTGTTCCAGAACAAAGTTCCGGTATTCCTCCGCGCATTGCTGCATTTCGGAATCATAGTAATCCAGGTTCTCTGTCGGATCGGTGACATCCCTTCCGAGTGCCGCTTCTACCAGATAAGCACAGAGCTCATGGCAGTCGGTTCCCTGACGGGCATATTCCGATGTAGTCTGTTCTGCTTCGGCGTTGAGTTTTGCCGATGGAGGGCAGTTCAGCCATCTGTGGCTGGAAGAAGCAGACAAGTATGCATGCTTACTCATTGCCGATCACCTCAGCTTCCTGTACCAACGCTGCATAGTCTTTCGGATCCACCTGCTTCAGCTGTTTGGCTCCAAACTTTGAAAGCAGGGCTCTGACTTCATCAGAATGTCCGGCGCTGGATTTTGCTGCGAGGATGCCGCGGACTTCTTCTTTCGTAAAGGTCTTTGCCGTAGGCTGGCTGTCTGCAGCTTTCGGTTCCTCTGATCCTTCCGCTTTGGTTGCGGCTTCTGCAGCAGGTTTTGCAGCAGCAGTCTTCTTACTGTTCTTTGGTGCCGGATCTGCTTCTGCGGTATCGCTGAAGATTTCCTTCAGGGCGTTTGCCGTGTTGATCAGCGTTTCACCGCAGGTCACAAGCTCATCCAGAACCATCGATAAATCTTTCATCTTGCTCATGATTCTCTTTTCCTCCTTCTTCGTTTTTTCCTTGTGCAAGATCTGGAAGTTTTGCCTTCCTACTCTCCTAATCAGGAAAGCGGGTCATTTTTCCGATGAATTTTGAAATATGTTGAAAAAGGTGCTTTGCGGTTCTGCGCATATAAAAGGAAGCGATGCATGACGTGCAGAAAAAATCTGAAAAAGATTCCGGTTCCATCGGAAAATCTGGCCTCAAACCTGATTAGGAGAGTAGGAGGATAAAGGATCCTTACTTTTATGAAAGAGGTGGAAACCATGCAATTTACTATTTTCACTGCAAACTGCGTCGGAAAGAAAAGTAACTGCAGTTATCCCAAACAGGTGACGGTCACGGATGAAGCCGGGCTAAAGGCAGCGGTAGCTTATGATCATGTTTGCGCAAGGTATCAGGGGAATTACAGGAATGTCGATAATTTCCTTTCTTCTGACTGCCTGGTGATGGATCTGGACAATGACCACAGTGAAGAACCTGCAGAGTGGATCACGGCAGACAAGCTGATCGAACTGATGCCGGACGTGGATTTCATGATGGCAGCCAGCAGACATCATATGCTTCCGAAGGAAGGGAAGAGTCCGAGACCGAGGTATCACATTTATTTCCCTATTGAGGAATGTGTGAATGCAGACAGGTATGCGGCGATGAAGGCTGCATTGCAGAAGAAGTATCCGTTCTTTGATGATAACGCGCTGGATGCGGCAAGGTTCATCTTCGGATGTGACTGCTCTGAAATTGTGGTCAATGAAGGCTGGGTCTCTGTAGATGAGGAAATCGATCTGGTGGATGAGAGCACCGAAGAGAATGTGAATTATTCCGGTGTGATTTCAGAAGGCAGCAGGAACAACACCATGAGCCATTTTGCCGGCAGGGTCCTGAAACGCTTCGGTCTTACGGACAAAGCCAGAAATGCCTTCATGGAACATGCGAAGAAATGTGATCCGCCGTTATCGGATGAAGAACTGAATGTGATCTGGGGCAGTGCGGTCAAGTTCTTCAATAAGAAGATCGCCACGCAGGAAGGTTATATTCCGCCGGATGAGTACGAAGGTGACTTTGAAGGGATGTCCTTAAAACCGGAAGACTATTCCGATATCGGAGAGGCAAAGGTTCTGGTCCGGGAATATGGCAATGAACTGAAGTACACAAATGCAACGGACTTCTTAAGGTTTGATGGGAACTGCTGGAGAGAGGACAAGCAGCTTGCAATCGGTGCTGTGGAAGAGTTCCTTGATCTGCAGCTGCAAGATGCATTGGATGAGGTGGAGCGGTGTCAGAAGGCACTTGTTCAGGCCGGCGTTGCTGAGCGCGTCGTTAAAGCAGGTGGCAAGGATCTGGAGAAGGCGGTTCCACTGAATGCCATCGGACTGTATTTCATGCTTCTTTCAGCCCAGACCTATCTGAAATTTGTCATGAAGAGGCGCGACTACAAATACATTGTTTCTGCTGCCAATACTGCGAAGCCGATGCTTGCCATCAGTGTGAGTGACCTGGATAAGAATGAAAATCTGCTGAATACGCCGGATGCGACTTATGACCTGGTTCAGGGCATAAGCGGAGAGAAGGAACATGATCCGGATGACTATATTACGAAGATCACTTCCTGTTCTCCGGGAGATGAGGGCAGGCAGCTGTGGCTGGATGCGTTGGATCTGTTCTTCTGCGGAGATCAGAAGCTGATTGCCTATGTGCAGGAGACAGTCGGACTGGCTGCGATCGGAAAAGTCTATCAGGAGCATATGATCATTGCTTACGGCGGCGGTGCCAATGGTAAGTCTACTTTCTGGAACACAATTTACAGAGTGATGGGGAATTACGCCGGCAAACTATCTGCGGAAGCCCTGACCATGAACTGCAAACGAAATGTGAAACCGGAAATGGCAGAACTGAAGGGGAAACGCCTGATCATTTCATCAGAGATGGAAGAGGGAATGAGATTGAATACTGCTGTGGTGAAGCAGCTTTGTTCTACGGATGAGATCCAGGCAGAGAAGAAGTATAAGGATCCGTTTGCGTTCGTTCCGTCACATACACTTGTGCTCTATACCAATCATCTTCCAAAAGTCGGAGCGAATGACGAAGGAATCTGGAGAAGACTGATCGTGATTCCCTTCAATGCGAAGATCACAGGTAAGTCGGATATCAAGAACTATGCGGACTATCTGTATGAGCATGCCGGAAGCTATGTGATGAAGTGGATCATTGAGGGCGCTCAGGCTGCGATCGCAAAGCATTTTCATATGGAAATCCCGCAGGTGGTTCAGGATGCAATAGAAGCATACCGCGCGGATAATAACTGGCTGGGACAATTCCTGGATGACTGCTGTGAGCTGGACGCATCATATGTTGAAAAATCCGGGGAATTATATCAGGCATATCGGGCCTATTGCCTTAAAAACGGAGAATATACCAGAAGCACGACGGACTTTTATGCGGCTTTGGATAAGGCCGGGTATAACCGGTTCCGTAAGAGTACAGGTGTGAAGGTGTATGGCTTAAGACTAAAGGAAGGACAGGATTTTCTGGATTGATGCGGTTCTGACTTACATGAGCTGCATAAAATGATGGTCATTACTCTCAATATATAAAAGTCCATATAGAACGATTTTTTTAGATATAAGAGGGTTTTTGGTTATGAGGTGAATGACCATCATTCCGGATTATATGACGGGTGAAATGCGATGAGAGAAAACTTGATTGAAAGACGTTTACGGCTGCAGGTACTGAGCCGCGGAGGCTTGTGCGAAAAGTGGAACGCCGGCTCTGCGGGTTGGCCTGACCGGATTGTTTTATTACCTGACGGAAAGACCGGCTTCGTGGAGCTGAAGGCACCGGGCAAGATTCCGAGAAAGCTGCAGCTTCACAGACACGTACAACTGCAGAAGTTAGGATTTCCGGTATTTGTACTGGATGACATGGATGAGATTGGAGGTGTGCTGGATGCAATACAATCCTCATGATTATCAGGAATTTGCCATCAATTACATTATGGAACATCCGATCGCTGCTGTAATCCTTTCTATGGGACTTGGAAAAACATCTATTACTTTGACAGCGATCGAACAGTTGATGTATGACCGTTTCGAGGTGGGTAAGGTCCTTGTGGTAGCACCTTTAAGGGTTGCGAGAAACACCTGGGGCGAAGAGATCCGGAAGTGGGATCATCTGTCACAGCTTCGTTATTCCGTGGTAGTTGGAACAGCAAAGGAAAGAATGCAGGCACTTCAGGCGGATGCGGACATTTACATTATCAACAGGGAAAATCTGCAGTGGCTGGTGGACAAGAGCGACGTACCGTTTGATTTCGATATGGTGGTTCTGGATGAGCTTTCCTCTTTTAAAAACTGGCAGTCCAAAAGGGTGAAATCCTTCCTTAAGGTTCGTCCTAAAGTAAGAAGAGTGATCGGACTTACCGGCACACCTTCCGGAAATGGATTGATGGATCTGTTCGCTGAGTACAAATGTCTGGATATGGGTAAACGTCTGGGAAGGTTTATCACACAATACAGGAATCAGTATTTTGTACCGGATCGGATGAATGGACAGGTGGTTTACAGCTATAGGCTGCGTCCGGGAGCAGAAGAACAGATTTATGATAAGGTTTCCGATATTACGATCTCCATGAGAGCACTGGATCACCTGAAGATGCCGGAACTTATAGAAAATCAGTACCGTGTCTATATGGATGCCAATGAATATGAACTGTATGACGATTTCTACAAGGAGAAGATCCTGCCGCTTGTAGAAGGGGAAGTGACTGCGGCAAATGCGGCGGTGCTTTCAGGAAAGCTTGTGCAGATGGCAAACGGAGCTGTCTATACCGATGAGGAAGCGGTGGCAGAGATTCACGACAAGAAGCTGGAAGCTTTGGAGGATCTTCTGGAAGCAGCAAATGGGGAACCGGTGATGATCGCATACTGGTATCAGCATGATCTGGCAAGGATTGAGAGAAAACTTCAGGAACTTGGCATTCATTATGAAAGGCTGATTTCGGATAAGTCCATTGAGAGATGGAACAGACGTGAGCTGCCGGTTGCATTGGTACATCCTGCATCCGCCGGGCATGGCCTGAATCTGCAGAGCGGCGGTCATATCCTGATCTGGTACGGTCTCACATGGAGCCTGGAGCTTTATCAGCAGACAGTAGCACGACTTTGGCGGCAGGGACAGAACTCCGAGACTGTAGTGGTGCAGCATATCATTACAGCCGGAACGATCGATGAAGATATCATGGCTGCTCTGCAGTCGAAGGACATGTCACAGCGAAGGCTGATCGCTGCGGTGAAGGCGGATATTAAGAAGCGAAAGGTAGGTGGTTCCGATGAATAAACAGCAGATTGCTACAAAGAACTACCTGATGAGGGCATACCGCGTGGATCAGAGGATAGAAAATAAGATGGAGCAGATTGCGAATCTCCATGAGCTTGCAACAAAAGCAACGGTCACTTATTCTGATCTGCCGAAATCGAAGCGATATGGTTCCAGAATAGAAGATGCCGTTGTGAAGATTATGGACCTGGAGAATGAGATCAACGGGGATGTACTGGAATTGGTGGAGATCAAATCTCAGATCATGGACAGTATCAAGGCAGTACAGGATCCGGAGCTTCAGCTTCTTCTGGAGCTGAGATATCTCAACTATGTCAGCTGGGAACAGATCGCTGTGAAGCTGAACTTCAGCATCGACAATGTGTTCAAGCTCCATAAGAAAGCACTGGACTGTGTCGTGGTTCCGGAAGGTTTACAGTAAAGTCCATAGAATTATATACGGCCTATGTGATATTGTTATAATGCGCAAGGAAAATGAAGAGAGCCTTGAGGGAGAGAATCCTTCAGGGCTTTTGTTATGTCTGGAGGTTTTATATATGCCGAGCAAACCAAAGAAACCTTGTGCATATCCGGGATGTCCGAATCTGACAGACGGAAGATACTGCCCGGAACACCAGCACAAGGTCAACAGTAATTATGAAAAGTATGGACGCAATAAAGCCACAAAGAAAAGATACGGTCGTGCATGGAAGAGAATCCGTGACAAGTATGCTGCGGAGCATCCGTTCTGTGAGCTGTGTTTTGAACGTGGAATTATCGTGCCGACTGAAGAGATCCACCATAAGCTGCCTCTAAGTGAAGGTGGTACGCACGATCGCAGTAATTTGATCGCGCTGTGCAAGTCGTGTCACTCACAGATACATGCGAAGAGAGGGGATTACTGGGGAAATCGTCGCGGGTAGGGGCGGTACAAATCTCTATACGCATGGCTCCCAGGGAACGGCGCGGGGGTCACGTGTGCAAAATCGCGAAATGAAAAGTGAAATTTGGAAGGAAGGAGGGCGATGCTCTATGGCTGGAAGAAAGCCGAAGCCTACAGCTGTGAAAAAGCTTGAAGGCAATCCGGGAAAGAGAAAACTGAACACAAAAGAACCGAATCCGGGTAAGGGAATGCCCGACTGCCCTGCATGGTTATTGCCGGAAGCGAAAATAGAATGGATCCGGTTATCGGAAAAACTGAATCAGATGGGAGTGCTGACGGAGATCGACCGGTCTGCATTTGCAGCCTATTGTCAGTCCTATGCCAGATGGAAAGAAGCTCAGGAGCATATCAATTCCGAGGGTGCTACCTATGAAACGGAGAATGGTATGCAGAGACCGAATCCGTGGGTTGCAATTTGTAACACGGAACAGCGGTTGATGATGCAGGCGGCATCTGAGTTTGGACTGACTCCATCTGCCAGATCGAGGATCATGGCGGCATCCGGTGTCGGCAAGGACGAAGAAGATGAGATGGAGGCATTACTTGGGGGTGAGGCTTAATGGCGGAGAGAAGACCTGCGGGTTATCCGAAGCTGAAGAATTATAAGCCGTCGAGATTCATGCTTCCGACATCTCATTATGATAAAGCAAAGGCAGATAGAGCTGTGAAGTTCATCGAGAACCTGTGTCACACCAAAGGAAAATGGGCAGGAAAACGGTTCTGGCTATTGCCCTGGCAGGAACAGCTGATCCGGGATATCTTCGGAATCGTCAAACCTGACGGGTACCGGCAGTTTCGGACAGCTTTTGTGGAAATATGCAAGAAGGTAGGTAAGAGCGAATTGGCAGCAGCCGTCGCTCTTTATCTTTTATATGCAGACAATGAACCATCTGCTGAAGTCTATGGAGCTGCGGCTGATCGGCAGCAGGCCAGTATCGTTTTCGATGTGGCAAGACAGATGGTTGAAATGTCGCCGGCGCTTTTGAAGCGGTCGAAGCTGATGACGGCAACAAAGAGAATCGTGAATTATGGAAATTCAGGATATTACCAGGTGCTCAGTGCAGAGGTCGGGGGTAAGCATGGATTTTCAGTCAGCGGATTGGTGTTTGATGAGATCCATACGCAGCCGAACAGGCAGCTGTATGACGTTCTGACAAAGGGATCATCGGATGCCAGACAGAATCCGCTGCATTTCATTATCACCACGGCAGGCACGGACAGACATTCCATTGCTTATGAGCTTCATACGAAGGCGGTGGATATTCTTGAAGGCCGGCGTGTGGATCCGACTTTCTATCCGGTGGTCTACGGACTGAAGGATGATGAGGACTGGGAGGATGAAGCAAACTGGTACAAGGTCAATCCTTCGCTGGGATACACCGTGGATATCGAACGTTTGCGTGATGCCTACCGGGAAGCAAAGCAGAATCCGGCAGACGAAGTGACCTTCAAGTGGCTGAGGCTGAATATGTGGGTTTCAAGTACTGTGGCATGGATACCGGATGCGATATTCATGAAGGGTAACGAAGCGATTGATCTGGCCGCGCTGGAAGGCAGGGACTGTTATGGCGGTCTGGACTTATCCAGCACTGGAGATATCACGGCGTTGGTTCTGATGTTCCCTCCGAGGGATGAGGATGAGAAGTATATCCTGCTTCCGTTCTTCTGGGTACCGGAAGAGACAATACCGCAAAGGGTAAAGGCAGCTTCTGTTCCCTATGACATTTGGGAGAGGCAGGGATACCTGTTATCGACCGAGGGCAACGTGATCCACTATGACTTCATTGAGAAGTTCATCAACGATCTGGCGGAAAAATACCATATCGTTGAGATCGCAGTGGACAGATGGAATGCCACACAAATGATACAGAACCTGGAAGGCGATGGCTTCACGATGGTTCCGTTCGGCCAGGGCTTTGCTTCGATGTCCGGACCGACGAAGGATTTTTATCGTTTGCTTATGGAAGGGCAGATCATTCACGGAGGGCATCCGGTTCTCAGGTGGATGGCCGGCAATGTGGTAGTCGATACTGATCCTGCCGGAAACATCAAGGTAACGAAGGCAAAATCGAAAGAGAAAATCGACGGCATTGTGGCTGCAATCATGGCTCTTGACCGGTGCATCCGCAATCAGACGGAGCCGCAGGGGAGTGTTTATGATGAGCGCGGATTACTTGTATTTTGACGAAGGAGGGAATTGCGATGGGAATACTGAGCGGTTTATTTCGGAGTAGGGATAAGCCCACAGACAGGACGGCAGGAAGTAGCTACAGCTTCTTTCTGGGAGGTACTGCGAGCGGCAAGTATGTAACCGAGAGATCTGCGATGCAGATGACGGCGGTGTACTGCTGCGTGAGGATCCTGTCGGAGGCGGTGGCAAGCCTGCCATTACAATTTTACAGATATACCGATGATGGCGGTAAAGAGAAAGCGGTGGAACATCCGCTTTATTTTTTGCTCCATGATGAGCCGAATCCGGAGATGACTTCCTTTATTTTCAGGGAGACTCTGATGACGCACTTGCTCCTGTGGGGAAATGCATATTCGCAGATCATCCGCAATGGCAAGGGTGAAGTCGTGGCTCTGTATCCGCTGATGCCGGACCGGATGAAGGTGGATCGTGATGAGCACGGAAGGCTTTATTACGAATACACCGTCTATGATTCGGACGATGTGGACGGCAGGAAGGGCACCAACAAGGTCGGAAGGACTGTAAGGCTTCAGCCTCATGATGTGCTTCATATTCCGGGACTTGGCTTTGACGGTCTGGTTGGGTATTCGCCG